CGTCGCCTGCACACTGAAAGCGTCGGGCCCGATAGGGCCGACGTCGCCAATCCGCAAAGCTTGATGCCAGCCTTGGGGCATCAGGACCACACGGCTTGGTGTCAAGGGTTGCCCTCGACGAGCAAGCCATTGATGTCATGACGGTTTTAGAAAATCGGGGCTAGCGCGCAAGCCCACCCGGCCCCAATAGGCCCTTGCTCAGGCAGATACCCGGCGGCGGCCCGTGCCACGGCCACGGGCCGGGTCGAACTCGTCCACTGCGTTCTGCCACGCGACGACCTCGTCGAGAAACCAGACTCGCCTGTTCGGCGAGACATAAATCGATTTTGGAAAGCGTCCACTCTTGACCATTCGATACAACGTCACGCGGCTGACCGGAATGATTTCCAGCACCTGCGCCTCGTTCAGCATCTTGCGCGCCGGACGTGGTTTGCCGTCGTTGAGCGGCACCGGGACCGATTCAGAATGACCCGTGACCAGCGATATCGCGTGTAGGTGAACGTCCTTCTTTGCCATTGCTCCCTCCGACTTCCTAAACCTGTTCGTCCTCTTCGGTCACGGCCGAGACCTGCTTCTCGGCGGTCGGCAAGACATTGAACTCAGGCGTGCCGATGCCTGCCGCCGCCGTTGCCAGATCTGATGCCCGCACCCAACGCACCGCACCGTGCTGAAGCTGAAAACCCCGATCGAGCAGCCCCGCTTGAAGCGCCAAATCCCATTCGAACGAACGCTGCAGCCGGGACGCCATCTCTTCCGACAGACTCCGATTGCTGTCCTTGGCGCTCTTCACGATGGCCGCGTGAAGCACCGCCGGCACCCTCACTGAAATCACCGGGCTCCGTCCGATCGGCTTGATCGAGCGCGCGGCCTTCTTGGCTTTCTTTTTCATGCTGCTTCTCCGTGTTTCGGGGTATGTCACGATATCAAAACGCATTGGTTGACACAAGAGCGGAGCGGACAAATGATCGCGTTATCGATGTCACGATTTCACAACCCGGCGGGGACACCCATGCTGACTGACAAACAGTTGCGGAAGGCAATCGAAGCCAACGCGCTGGTCGTCGTACCCGAGGTCGGACGCGGACGGCGGCTCTGTCGCGATTCGATCCTGCAATTCGTGCCGGAGGACGCGCCGGCACGATACGAACGCAAGGGCAGCTCGAACTACCGTTTCCGGAGCCTTACGACGACAGCGCCGCAGCTAATTTTCGTAGGCGTTGCCGCTATGGTTACACCGATTGAGGCATGCCCCGGCGCGCACCATCGCGCCGGGTTTCTTATGACCGCGCCGACCGGACTGTCGGCAACTTAGATGGAGATCAACGCTATGAAGAAGAAGTTAGAGATAGTCGAGCCGGTCGAACCTGTCGAGCCGACCGCGATCGAGCCGGTGGCAACGGACAAGGTGCCGGACCCGTTCGACCTGGCCAACCTGCGTTTGGCACAGAACTACAACGAGACCGCGGGCGTCAAGAAGTTGTTGCGGACGGTGCCGGTGCGCAAGCCGAACAAGCAGGATTTTATCCGTGTGCATCCGGACGCCGCGTTCCGTGAAAACTTCGCGATGATCGAGCTGCGCGAAGATCGTGAGGAGTATCTGGTTGCGGGCAGTGAATTGGTTGGCGAGCTTGCCGCGGAGATTGTCAACAACACCTTATTCACCGCGATCAACCGTCAAGGCGTGGTGTTCTTGTGGCCGGTGCGCCTGCCTGATGCCGACGGCAAGCAGATGGAGTGGCATCGCTCCGCGCGTGATGCTGCGGAGGGGGCTACCAAGTGTTGGATGCGCGTCTCTCCCAACATGTCGTTGGGCGCTTACGAGCAGATCGTCGCGGAAGCGATCACCGCCGAGCCGCAGTGGCCGGAGGTTAGCTTTCAAGAGCTAATCCGCATCGCCTTCCGCGACCGTCTGATCACCAGCCTCGATCACCCTCTCGTCAAGCGCTTGCGTGGTTTGAGCTAATGCTGTCGGACTTCCGCGAAATCGTTCTAGCCGACTTTGAATTTGAGACCGGCATCGGCGAGCGTCCGGTGCCGGTTTGTTGTGTTGCCAAGGAAGTGCGGAGCAATCGCACGTTCCGCATCTTTCAAGGCGAGTTCGGGACTGCGCCGCCCCACGCGACGGGACCCGATGTCCTATTTGTGGCCTATTACGCCAGCGCCGAAATGGGCTGCTATCGCGCACTGGGCTGGAAGATACCCGAACGCATTCTCGATTTGTTTTGTGAATTTCGCGACCGCACCAATGGACTGCCGACGCCTTCCGGATCAGGTGAACTCGGTGCCTTGATCTACTTCGGTCTCGACCACATGGATGCGGTCGAGAAGAAGTATATGCAGGAAACAATCGGCTCCGGGAAATGGCGCGGCGTTCTTACACCTGAACAAATTTTGAACTATTGCGCCCGCGACGTGCGCGCTCTCGAACAATTACTACCGGTTATGGCACCGAAGATCGACCTGCCTCGGGCGTTGTTACGCGGGCGTTATATGGGCGGGGCGGCGAGTGCAATGGAGTGGTATGGCACGCCCATCGATGTGCCGCAGCTTCGCATATTACGAGAAAATTGGACCGGCATTCAGGACCGGTTAATTGCAGCCATCGATGCGGTGTATGGCGTTTATGATGGCCGGACTTTTAAGCGTGACCGTTTTGCGGCGTGGTTGACGCGGCAGGGCATTCCGTGGCCGCTGCTTGAGAGTGGTCAGCTTGATTTGAGCGATGAGACTTTCCGGCAAATGGCCAAGTCATACCCGTCGGTGTCGCCGCTGCGCGAACTGCGGAATTCCCTGTCCGATCTGCGCCTCAACGATCTTGCGGTCGGGCACGATGGACGAAACCGCACGATCCTGTCAGCCTTCCGCGCGATCACTAGCCGAACCCAGCCCAGTAATACCAAATATATCTTTGGCCCGAGCGTTTGGCTGCGCGGCCTAATCAAGCCGCCGCCGGGCTATGCGGTGGCGTATATCGACTGGAGCCAACAGGAATTTGGCATAGCGGCCTATTTAAGCGGCGACCCAAACATGATTGCCGCCTACCTGTCCGGCGATCCTTACCTTGCCTTTGGAAAACAAGTCGGCCTAATTCCGCCCGACGGCACTAAGCGGTCGCACAAGTTTGAGCGTGAACTGTGCAAGCAGTGCATCCTAGCGGTTCAGTATGGCATGGGTGAATGGTCGTTGGCCGCTCGCATCGGTCAACCAACCATTGTCGCGCGTGACCTGTTGCGCGCACATCGCGAGACTTACAGGGTGTTCTGGCGTTGGTCAGATGCCGTGCTCGACACCGCGATGTCAACCAACGTGCTGCATACGACATTCGGTTGGCATATTCACGTCGGCGACAATCCAAATCCGCGGTCGCTGCGCAATTTCTTGATGCAAGGCAATGGCGCTGAGATGAAGCGGATCGCCGCCTGTCTCGCCACCGAGCGCGACGTCGAGGTGTGCGCGCCAATCCACGACGCTTTTCTGATCTGCGCACCGCTGGATCGGCTCGACGCGGATATTACCCTGATGAGGCAGGCGATGGCCGAAAGCGCGCGCGCCGTGCTCGCCGGATTTGAGATCGGCACCGATGTCTCGATCGTGAAATACCCGGACCGCTACATGGACGAACGCGGCGCCGTGATGTGGCAGCGTGTGCTCGACCTTCTGCCGGAGCGGCAGTCGAGGGCAACGGCATGAGACACGACGACGATCCGTTTGATCTTGAGAGATTGCGGTTGCCGTCCGAGCAGGCACAGACGGCGACACGGACACCGCATCGAATTGCCAAGCGGCGCGAGCATTTCATCCGGGTGCCGTTTGGTTGGTTGGAACGCTTGAAAGGTGCAAGCGGACGGGATTGTTTGCTCGCGCTTCACCTGCTCTATCTTCATTGGCAAAACAAAGGCAAACCGTTCAAGCTCCCGAATGGGATGTTGAAAGCCGATGGTCGAAGTATCGCGCCCTTGAGGGCCTGGAGCGGCGAGGGCTGGTCACAGTGGAACGCCGCTTCCGGAGGTCGCCGGTCGTCCGGCTAAACATGTAGCAAAGGTGCACATGCAACATGAGCAGTTTTGCTACATGTTTAGGGCCAAACATGTAGCAAAGGTGCACATACGATGTCTTTCTCTTCTATGTCTCTCTTGTTATGTCTCTCTTGTTATGTCTCTCTAAATAGTAGTGTGGGTGCCATGGCCGACAGCATCCTGGACCAACTCCAAGCCTTTGAGGACGAGCACGCGTTCCTTCGGCAGTTCGTCATCCCGGAGGAAGACCGGCATCGATTCACGTCGGTGAAGTGGTCTGGTGAGTATCGTTGGTTTCGATCGCCGAACGTGGTCTGCATTGAGAAGTTACGCCTACTCCGACAACGGCAAGCACACCAAGCGACAGCGGCATAGTTTGTAAGGGGTCCTTGGAAAATCCGAATTTCGCCTGCTGTCGCGCTCGACAGGGCCTGGGGGCTAGGCATGTGGTAAACTGGGAGCCTTAATTGCGTAACAGGTAGAGGTCGGCTGTGCCCGACGAAGTCGTCAGCAAATCGCGGTTCGCCGAACTGGCAGGCGTCAGTCGTGTCCGAATCTCGCAATGGTTGGCCGAAGGCAAGATCCGTGACGATGCCTTGGTCGGCCGCGGCAGGCACGCCAAGGTCCGTGTAGCGGTCGCCCTCAAACAGTTGAGACGTTATCTGGACCCTGTGCAGCATCTCGCCAACGGTCGTGCCCGGCTCAACGCCGACGATGATGCGGCGCCGTTAAACGGTGAATCGGCGATTGAGGATCTGATCAAGCAGGAGCGTCTACAGCAGCTCGTGCTTGGCAATGCCGCCGCCCGGTTGAGTGCTGGCATTCAGAGTGGACACTACACCCGCGTCGAGGATTTCAGGCAGCAGCTTGGCCGTGCCTCGACCCGGCAGCAGGCGGCGTTCGAATCTGCGTTTCCTGAATTTGCCATGGCCATCATCACCGCCAAGCCGCAAACCACGTCCGAGGTTCAGAAAGTCTTGCGGGAGGTCTGGCGCACTGTGAGGGAACGCCAGGCGGCGGCGCTGGGCACGGAAATCATGCTGCTGCCAGCGATGCTGGATGCCGAGGACGATTCCGATGTTAGTCGTCAATCCCGATAGGCTCGCGCTCGAAGTACTGCGCGACGTCATGACGCCGCCGCCGCCGGTTGACCTTTTGGCGTGGGCGCAGGCCAACATCGTCTTCGACTCCGGCATGTTTCCGGGGCCGTATAACCCGACGCTGTTTCCATACTTCTCCGAAATCTTGCGCGCGCTTGGACCTGACGGGCCTCGTCATGTCACGCTGATGGGTAGTGCGCAAATCGGCAAAACCGTTTGCGGCGAAATCTTCATAATGGCGACGCTAATGTTGGCGCGCGGTGTTGTTCTGGTGGCGCACCCAAGTCTAGAAAATGCGACGCGATGGAGTAAGACCAAGTTGTCGCCGTTGATGCGTTCGATCCCGTCCGTGCGGGAAAATTTCCCGGCGCGAACCAAGGACTCGTTGGAATCGATTCTGTTCAAGGAGCGCCGCGACGGCGGATCGCAGCTTCTGATCACAGGCGCCAATAGTCCGGCAAGCCTCTCGATGATCACCGTCAGCGCGCAGGTTCATGACGACCTCGCTAAATGGGAAGTCAACAACGTCGGCGACCCCGAAGCGATGGCGGAATCGCGGTCGCGCGCGATTGCCGACGCCAAGATCTTCAAGATTTCGACGCCGCTGATTGAACCAGGTTGCCGGATCAGTCGAGCTTTCCGCGATGGCAGTCAGGAAATGCCGTTCGTCCCGTGTCCGCACTGCGGTGAAATGCAAATTCTGGAGTGGGACAATTTCGCCGCCAACATCGATCCGGCCAACCCGGACGGTGCGTGCTTCACCTGTGTTGCGTGCGGCGCGACGATTGAAGAGCATGAGCGGCTGCAAATGCTCTCCGGGTTTGAGTGGCGGCCGACGAATCCGCAAGCCATGACAGCGCACCGATCGTTTTGGATCTGGTCGGCCTATTCGTTTCTACAAAGCTGGCCACAGATCGCGCGGGAATGGCTGAAGGCCAAGGGCGACGCTGGGGCTGAACAGGTATTTCATAACGACACACTGGGTCGGCCATTCGAAACCCGTGGCGATGGCCGGCCTTGGGAAGAGCTTGCAGCGCGCGCGGCGAAAAGCACCTACACCCGCGGCACTGTCCCGCCGGGCTGCCTGCGATTGTTCTGTGGAATCGACTGCCAAGGCGACCGCGTCGAATGGGTCGTTCTCGGCTATGGCGCGCATTACAAGCCTTACATCGTTGATTTCGGCACGATCCAGAAATTCGTCTCTGAACCGGACTGCCAGCACAACATCGGCCAGTTGTTAGGGAAGACCTGGCCGAACACATTCGGTCGCGAGCTTGGACTCTCACTCACCGCAATCGACGCCAACTTCGGGACGGACGAGGTCATCGCCTTCGCCAGAAAATATTCGACGTCGAAACTGATCTGTGTGCGCGGTGTACCCGGCGACGCCACGCCACGCATCACCAAGGTGCAAAGGGAGCGCGATGAAAAGCGGGGAATGCCGCTGCATTACCGGAATCAATTTTTCAATCTCGGAATCTACAGTCTCAAGACCTCTCTGTATCGCGACTTGATGAAGGACAACCCCGACGAGTCGGGTTACATCGCGTTTCCTCGCGATTTGCCCGACCGATTCTTTCAGGAGCTGGTTGCCGAGCAGCGTGTCGCGCACAAGCGCGGACCTCAGATCATCTATCGTTGGGAGAAACCCGCACGGCAAGCAAACGAGATCCATGACTGTGTCATCTATGGGTCCGCCGCGGCGCTCAAGTATGGCGTTGCCGGAATCTCGGAGCAGCGCTGGCGCGAGCTGAGTGATGAATTGGAAATGAAAGTGCGACGGCCCGATCCTAGTAACCGAGCCAGTGCGGCCGCCCGACGATTGCCGAGCTGACCAATGAACCGCGACCGCGTCCGAGTGCTGTTGCGCGAGCTGCTAGCCGAACTCGACAGCGAACCGGACGACGAGCTTGCGCGGCAACCGCAACATTGGATCAGCACACGCAAAACCGCCGAGAGATCGCGGTAGCGTTCGTCTTGTGGGAGTGCGTGCCCGCAAGTGCCGACTGGCCACTTAACGTGCGCCACATACTGGTACTACGGGGCGGCGAGCCAGCGGGTATCGTCAGCATCGGCGATGTAGTCAAGCATCGACTGGAGGATCTGGAGCTTGAGACGAACGTCCTACGTGATGTCTACAACGCCGCGCGTTGACGACTCGGCGTCGTCTCAATGGCTAGATCAACGCCTGATCCTGCCAAGCAAGCCATCGAACACCCCTCGCAGAATCGACCCAGGCTCGCAGCTGCCCAATCGGCTGCGCCAGGCGACATAACCATCCGGGCGAACGAGCACGGCACCGTCGTTCTCCACGCCGTAGGCCTCATGCCAATGACCGTCCGGATCGATGAAGTCCTTGCCAATCGTGAAGCCGATGACTGGAGGCCGGGATAGCTCGATCCGATCTATGGCCTCAAGCCAGGCGTCGCCATGCCGGCCAGCCAACAGCGTGAAGTGCGGCCCGAACAAGTCTATCGTAGAGAGTTGTTCACTTCCGCGCTGCAGCCAAACATGGGGAGCGCGGCTGCCCGGCCGGGCGGAGGGCACATATTCGGTCACCGCATCGATTACTTCTACGGGCGGCGAGCCATCGGCGATAACCGCCATAGATTCATAGCGGAGACCGAAGATTAGGCCTTGCTCGTTGAGAAACTCTGGCCGCGGCAATACTGCGCTGCTCTGACGCATCGTGCGTCCCATGGACATGGCGTTGGCTAATGCGGCCCGGGTGATGGTCTCGGCGAGAGGCTGGCGCTCTGCGTGGTAGCTATCGAGTAGCGCCTCGTCGGCTTGGCCGCGAATGACGGCGGCTATCTTCCACGTCAAATTGTGTACGTCCTGCACGCCAGTGTTGAG